TTCCCGTAGTATCTCTTGAGGATCTTCTCTTCCTTCTCGGTCCAGTTTAGACCGCCACCGTTGACGGTCTTGCCGTGGTTCCGCTTTACCTCCTCTTCGAGCTCGGGAATGATGATCTCCTGCCCCTTCACTTCTTCCGGCCCCCTTTCTCTGTAGGCCGATGGGGGAATATCGGGAGTCTCCCGACATCCCGCCCGACGACCTTGCAGGGCCGCACGACGGTAGCAATACCGGAAGCATCGACCGCGATCCAGTTCTCGGAAATATGCAGCATCACCCAGCCGATATCCGGTACCCCGACGATCCCCTTCTTGACGGCAAAAACTGTCTTCCCCTGCCAGCAAGGGGTAACAAGGGCGATCCCGGACCGGAACTGGGGAGCTACGAACTGATGCCGGTGGCTGAAGACCGCCACATCGATCGGGCCGTATTTCTCCTCCGACTTGTTAAGTACCAGGAGCATCTGGTCTCGTCCTGGGGCGGTCGCCATGTACTGCCAGGAGGAATTACTGATCCCAATGGCATGCCGGCAGAAGAGCCGGATCCCGCACTCTTCTACTACCAGCTCGTCCCCGAAGTCCGCATTGAAGGTCTTCGAGATAGCTAAGTCTACGTTGGTGCCGTCCTTGAGCTGGTGGTAATCGGTCCCGGCCGTGAAGTACATTGGGACTTTCGGGAGGGTCTTGATCACCTTGATACAGGCCTCCATCTGGACGCCGATATCGGGCGTCATCAATCCCCTGCCGTATTCCCGGTGCTGGTTGCCTTCGATGAGGTCCCCGTTCAGGATGATGCAGTCCGGCCGCTCTTTCTTAAGATATGCCAGCATCTTCTTCCAGTGCGCCCAGATTGCAGCGTTGACGGCGTTCTGCGGGATCTCGTCCGTCATGTCGGATCTCGCGTTCGGGGAGGTGAACCCGGGCGGCCACAGGGCCCATTTCGATCCGACGTGGAGATCCGACAGTAGCAGGATCCTCTTCGTCTCGGTCACTTCGGTTATCCCTCCTTCTTTTCCTTGAGGGGCTCGATCTCCTGGAGGATAGCCCGGAGATCCGCCTCGATCTTGCTCATCTCCTTCGTGAGCAGCCCAACTTCCCGGATCAGCTCGGCTTTCGTCGCTGCGATGGAGTCCGCGACCATCTTCAGGGCATCCGCGAAGTAGAAGAGGTCGTCCCCCGGATTAGGATTGGGGTAGCTATCCCCGGAGGCCCCCGGTGTGGGGTTCCGAGCCCTCCCGGTCTGCGGGCCTGTCTTCAAGTTCTCGCAGTCCCGGCAGGTCTTCGAGAGGCCGCGGCCGTGTGGTCGGAAATTCTCGCTGTTTGCCTCCTTCCCGATATGGCAGACGTTACACTCTCGCATGGGTCTCTCCTCCAAGGGGTAGCCCCCATTCCTCCGCCATTTGCTCGATAAGCGGCTTGGCCGGGTCCCGAGCGATATCCTGCGGGATCATCCGAGGGTAGAAGATCCGCTTCTGGATCGGGCCGCCGTCATGCCGTTCAAAGCCGCGCTTCTTCGCCTGCCGCCCCACGCGGAAGGGCTTCGGGCTCTTGTGTGGTATCATAGAGGGCCCCCGGACGGTATCGAGCCGTGCATAGTGGTCCCGCTCCCGGAGGAGCCCCCGCAGGAGTCCTCCATTCCAGAGTGGACCGGGGGCCGGTGGGTCATGGTTCAGGCTCCCCCAAAGAGCCGCTTCTCGAATGCCGCAACCAGGGCCTTAAGGAAGGCGAGGATCCTCTCCCGGAGGCTGGCCGGGGGTATCGGGGTCGGAGTTGGTGCAGGGGCGACCGTGATGAGATGACCCTTGCTCCCGACCAGTGTGTTGCTCCCGGGCTCCGAAACGATGAGCTGGGTGTTGTAGGTCCCCGCCTTGACGTAGGTGTAGTCAAGGGTCGGGGTTGCCTTGAAGTCATAGACGTCCCCGTCGCCCGTGTAGAGCACCTGATGGTTGATGGACTCCCCGACGCACTCGTTGAGGAAGGTCACTTTCAGGGGTGCAATTCCCGAGCTCGGCGAGGCCGAGTAGTCGATGATTTCTGCAGGGGCCCCGCCAGCCGGGACCATCCGCTGCATGTCGTCCGCGTCAACCAGGGCATACGCGCCGGCGAAGCCTTGCGCCATGTAGTTATAGGAGAGTCGGTGAAGTTGCTGATCCGCGGTGTTGTGGGTCCCTTTGCATCCGCAGGCAGTTCCCCATGAGGAGATCGCATAGATATAGTGGTCATCGAAGCCCACCGCGCAAAGACAGTGACCCCCGACTTTGGGCCCCTTGGGATCCGGGAAGGTGCAGAAGCCATCCGTCTCGCCCATCATATCGGTGTAGTTCTCGTAGACGGTGATCCCTATGATGACCGAGCCATATTGCGCGATTGCGGCACAGAGGTCCGCTACGTTGTCGATGGCAGCGTAGCCGGCGGCCTTGTGGTAGGGCTCCTCGTTGGAGACTGCCTGCGCGAACTGCGTGGGCGGCGAAGACCAGACGGCCATAGGGGTCCGGGAGGTAGGCCACTGCATATTTTCGCAGGAGATCCCAACCTGGACGAGTGCCTGGGCAACGTAGACCACTTCGGAGCCTTCCGGATCCGTGATCTTCCCGATGCGCCGGGAGTTCTGATACACGTCCTCGGCGCTTTTGCTCCAATCGAAGAGGTCATCGGTGATCGTTCCGTCCGCGTTCTTGACCGCGCGCCGAATACCAGCGATATCGGCCGCATTCGGTAAGTAGGGCTTCCCCTCCTTTGCGCGGTTCATCGCCTCATCGCAGTCCTTCTTATACGCGCCGCCCATCCCGCAACAGATTCCGCGGTCCGCCTGATCCCGGGATACGATGGCAGGGAGGTAGGGGAACATATAGGATGAGATGGCTATTGCGCGGGCCTTCGGAACCCACTTCAGCGGGGCCTTCCGCTTCGGATATACCCGGTCAAGCTTGAACCGGATGGCGATCTTTCCGTCCATAGTCTTCTTCAGATACTTCTTCGAGAGGAGCCGCAGGAGGTCCTCCTGGAAGGCTGTTGCCTCCTCCTTCGTGACGACACCGAGCCGGCGCTGGAGGCTCTCGATAGTGAGGCCGGGCGTCTGCGAGATTTTCAGGTGTCGAAAGATGTGTTTATGGCCTCGGTAGGTCATGGTTCACCCGGGAAAAAAGGATTAGGCGGGGCCCTCATACGGTGGGGCAAGGGGGAACTTGACTCTCTGGACGAGCTGCTCTACCTTGACCTTCTGGGCCTCCATCGCACCGACCGCGGCCGCAGGGTCCTTCTTGAAGAGCTCAAAGATGGTTTCGAGGTCCTGGAGGACGGCCTTGGCCTGTTTCACAACGGCCTGAAGGTCCGCGGGCGAGACGTTCCCCGCCTGGATCTCATCCATGACGGCAGCCACTCCCGCGGCGAGGACAGCCCCGTCTTCGATCAACTGCTTTGCATCCTGGAGAGCCGCAGCGGAGAGCTTGCCGGCGACCAGATACCCGCCAACTGCGCCGAGGGCGAGGGCGGCGATTTCGTAGAGGACAATCGGATCCATGATAAGGGATAGCAGCGTCCCTATATTTTATAGTATAGCATTGGGATACAAGACTATACGCTACCATCTCCTATCGACGTAGCCGAAGCGGATCCTCTTAATCACCGCGTCGACTGAATCGAGGTGGTTCATCTTGACGAACATCGCGCAGAAGTCCGCGGGGTTCCGACCAGGGAAGCCTTCGAGGATCATCTCTTGCCGGCCATATACGGGGTCATCCAGGATCCTCCCGAGCCGCTCCGAGCGGACCCCTCGGATCTCAATGAAGCAGATCCGCGTAACTTTCTCGCCCTTCTTCAATCCCTGCCCTTTCTCCACAGCGCAGAGGACCTCGCCCGAGGAGAGGTCCTTCCAGCCGGTCCTTCTGGTTACTTCCTTCGTTCTGGCCCTGACCTGCTCCGTGGTGGCGCTGAAGCTGATGTTGCGGGTCATGCGAAGGCCCCTACAAGATGCCGCCCATCTCGGACCGGGCGACAGGTCTTCATCTGGTCGACGCAATAGGCTTCAGTTATGCCGCATCGAAGATATTTCCGCTCCGGGCAGCGGAGGCATTTCCCGCGGGCCCGGTGGGTTTTTATAAATTCCTGGTGCTCTTCCTGGGCCTTCATTACGCGATCAAAGGTCTCCTTCCAGGCTCGATACTCCTCCGAGCCGTCATCCTCTGGTAGAGTCATGCCCATCCCTTCAGGGTTGTTCCTTTAGTCTTCCGCCCATCGACCGCCCGGGCGGGCCTCATCAGGGTCTTTGGAGGGAGGTCCGCAAGGGTCGTCTGTGACAGCCGGCCCCGGGCGGTCTCGGCAACCTTCGGGTCGATCTCGAAGCCCATCCAGGGCATCCCCAGGAGCTCGGCTGCCAGGAGGGAGGTCCCCGAGCCCGCGAAGGGGTCCAGAACCGTATCCCCTGGATGCCCGTAGAGCTCGGCGAGGTAGAGGGCCTCCTTGAGAGACTGCTGCCATTTATGATACCGCTTCTCCATGTAGCTCCTCGGCAGGATATCAACCCCAAACCATTCTTGCTTTTTCAGCGGAGCCTTTTGGAAGATGAGGATCGGCTTGTAGGCCGCGGTGAGGTTCCGATTCCATATTCGGGCCCGCGGTGCGCGGTTCTCCTGCACCATTAGCCAATACCACTCGAGACTTTGCGAGAGGAGCCCCATCACCCAGGGAAGATAGAAGTGGGCCGAGTAGGTGACGAGGAAGCCCGAAGGCTTGAGGATCCGGGCGGCATGCCGGGCGAGGGTCCCGTAGGCTTGCTGATACGTCTCCTGCAGGTAGGGCGGATCCGTGAGGATCAGGTCGATGGAGCCGTCCGGGATCCGCGCCATGCCGATATCGCAATCCTCGGTGAAGAGCGTCCTCGAGTGCATCTCCTTCCAGGCCCGGGCCCCGCAGTCTTCACCGCTCATGGCGAGACCTTCCTTTCAACCGTTACGATCGTGTCGTTGTGCCCCTGGCCGTGGCTGACCAGCAGGATCTCGATGATCTCGAATCCCCTGGACTGCCCGAAGCCGTGAGAATTCCATCCGAAAGAGATGGCGAGGCCGCCCGGCCGGATCTTATCACAGATCGGATTCTTCACTCGGTTATAGAACCGATCTGATGTATCCAGGGAGGTCGCTTTCTTCCCGCACGCTTTGTAATGCTCGGATATCTGCCGCTTCGAGTAGGGTGGATCAAAGAGGACCCCGGCGAAGGTTCCTACCAGCGCCGCGCAGAACTCGCCCGCCTCCATGTGGCACATCGCCGGGGTCTCCGGGTCCATGTCATTCGTAAGCTCGGCCGGGCTATTCATGCCGGCGAAGGGGTCGACCCACCCCATTCCATCCCCGACATATCTCTTGACGAGCTCGGCGATGGGTCGAATGGTGAATGTCCAGCGGGAAGGGGCCGCTACTGCACGGGAGATTATCATGCCGAGTCCGCCCGCACCCCGGCCGGGTGCTTCGCGTAGAACCGATGGCCGCACTTCGGGCACCGGGCCCTTCCGAGGAGCGCCGTCTTGAAGATCCAGAAGATCCAGCCGCACCCAGGGCAGAAGGTATAGGTCGTGACCTTCTCTTCCAAGCTGACCGTTCCTTCCCTCATCCACTCGCCTCCTTTGAGTCTACGAGGGGTCTCTCCAGGGCGACCGGCCGGGCATGCTTCTTCTGAATAAGGGAGGTTATCAACTGGTATTCCCGGGCCCGGCTTCGGTGCTCTTCGCAGTTTAACTCGCAGCGTTGGGCCGCGATCTCCTCCACCTCGGAGAGTTCCTTAAGTTTCTTCTCGGTGATATGCCCCTTTTCAACCTGCCCCCGGACGATCTCCTTCAGGGTATTCTGGAGGATCTTCTGGTAGGGGACATTTCCGAGCTCCAGGATCTCCAGCTCAACCTTCTCGATGGAGAGGATAAGCCGCTCCCGCTCCCGGTATTTCTGCTTTGGGCCGCGCCTCATGAGGCCCCCCCGAATTGCGGTAATACGGTATCCGTATTTATCGCCGGTGACAGAATTATGGAAACCGAGTTTCCAAGTTTCCGGAAAACACCCGAGGGAATTATAGTATTATAGTATCCGTAATTTCTCCTAGCTACTACTACTACCAAAGGATCACGGATTCCGTAATTCCCTTTAGGCGTGAAATAAAGTAATATGGATTCCATAATTCGATTTTGAGTCATGACCGCCCCTCCCCTGGGCGCGGACCGCCCTTGCCTCTTCCATGCCAAGCTCGGAGGGTTGCGCTGGTCTTGAGGCGGGTCTCCCGGGATGGCCGCCCCATCGAGTTCCTGCCCATCCGTCTCCGTGCCTCCTTGGAGTATTCTGGGATCCCGTCCCGCTGGTTGAGCTCCTTCAGGACCATCCCGAGGGATACCTTCTTGGTTCCCTCGGCCCCGAGCGGTGCAACCTTCATCGCGTCTCAACCTCCTGGATGGTAGCAAGGAAGGCGAGCACCTCGTCCTTCATGTCCTTCGCGGTCTCGTCAGGGAATGGCGTGGTCTTCTCCCAAATCTTCTGACCGTGAGCCTTTATGCGGGCGATCTGATCAACGTGAATCGACCGGAAAGGGGAGTCTACCTCTACTTTTTCCATGAGGAAATCTTCCCCCCCCGCCCGACCGTGTGGACCGTCCAGCCAAGATCGTGCATGGTGTAGCTGATGAGCCGCAGGAGGTATCGCCCCTGGAGGCCGGCCGTTGTGGTTGTATCGCCATCCAGGGCCCCCATGATGGTCCCGATGCCTACGATGGTCCGACCCTTCAAGATCTTCGATTTCTTGAGAAAGGCGGCGAGGGCCTTCCGCTCCGGTTTCATCCAGGGAGCGGACCACTTCACCGCCTGCCGTATCTGGAGCTGGCTCATCGAAGTCCCTCCCGCCGCGGGAGATCGCTGGCTTTGACGAACCCATGCCGCCGCGGTGGGCCCCCATGGACCCATTCGGGGCGGACCCGCTCGGCGTTGTTATCAAGGGTTAGGTCCTTGACCTTGATGGGGCCGATCTTCTTCTCATGCCCCGCTACCGGGCTCCTCTTATTGCAGAAGAAGCAGAGGAAGGTCTCGGCCCCGGGGATCGCCATTCTCCGAGCCCCGCAGTGAGGGCAGATAACCCAGACGTTAGCCATTGAGCCGGTCCTCCAGGGCCCTCATCTTTATCGAGACCTCCTCCCGGGACTTGAGGATCTCCAGGAAGGTCTTCCACTCGAGCATGACGAACTCCTGTCCCCGAGCCATTCTGGGGTTCTTGAAGACGAAGAGAGGGGGGAGCTTCAGCTTCTCGCTATGACGCTCGGCTTGCCGCCACTTTGCCCAGAAGAGGGTGGCGTCCGCGTTCTGGCATTCGACCGCGAAGGGGAAGACCGCCCGGGCCCGCCCAGAGAGGAAGAGCACGTCCTCCCCCTGGAGACCCATCGGGGTCGACCTGATATCATCCGCGGTGAGCCCAAAGGCATCCCGGACGGCATTCGAGACCATATCCTGACAGACCCGGGCCTTCGCCTTCCGAGCCTTCACGCTGTTCGCGGTCATCGGACGGCCCCCTTCATTTTCTGCATATTCTCAACGGCGACCGCGGCACGCTCCAGATACCACACCGCCTTTCTGAAGTCCTCGGCAGTCTTGTCTGGGATCTTCATCCCGGCCCGCCAGATATACTTCATCGCGCACCCCTTACAGAACCCCAAGAATGCCTCGGAGCTCATAGATGCCTCGATAGCGTCGATAGCCTCGATACGGCCCTGATTATAATGCGGGGGATGGAATATTGGATCGCCAGTCATTCCCGTCCCTCCGATGTAAGGAGGAGCGCCTCAATTCTTCGGCCCTTGGTCTCCCGAGCGAGCTGGTAGATATATCCGAATCGGGCCTCACCAGTCTCCTCGATGAGGGCCTGCTGTAGTTCCCCCATCATAAGATCTACATCCACCATCTCCCCGATTACCTGGGTGATAACTCGGTTCCGGTTCCCTTTTGGCCTGCGCATGAGATGGGAAACCGCAACGATGAGCTCGGCGCACTCCTCCTTTACCATGTTAAATTGATCGGCTTCCCCCCTGGCTTTGAGGGCCCGTTTGAAGAGGAGGATCTCTTTCAATGTGTAATTTCGATTCACGCCATCGCCCCCGCCTTCTGCCATGCTGTCCAGAGGCTTACCCGGTTCGGAGCACAGCGCATCTTCTGGGTCACGCACTCGTAGAGGTGCGGGCAATCCAGGTGACATCCGAGGTCGATGATCATTCGGTCGATGTTCGGATGGGCCCGGACCTCTTCAGCGGTCGGAGTAGGATAACGCCCTTCCTTCAACCGCTGCCGGAAGTCCCGGTCATTCTCCCGCCTGAACTTCTCCCGGGAGTCCTTCCGATCCCGGCGAATCTGCCGGAGGGCCCGCTTCATCTCCGGGGGGAGACAGCGGAAGCAGGTCTCATTTCCTTGCTTCGTATAGCGTTCCTTGCACTTCGGGCAGAGAACTTCACCCCGATGGAGATGGTGGTGACATTTCGCGCACATCGGGCGGCAGCCCGAGAGGTAGAGGTTGATATACTCGGGCTTCCCGTAGTCATCCAGGGAGGAGTGATGCGGAACCTGGGCGGGCCTCCCGCACCAGATACAGACTTTCCCGGGGAGCCATGCCGCCTCCGCCGCCTTCCATTCCGGGGAAGCCCAGATATCCTCCAGCTTCTTCCGGTGGTTGATGGTCCGAATCTCTTCCGGGCAAACCCCTGGATGAGCCTGCCGGGCGTTCCGCTTATCAAAAATCTGACATCTCCCGGGGCTCATAGGGGTATCGCCCCCCCGATCCCCACGGCCGTCAGCGCGAGCAGCATAGCGGAGACCATCAGGAAGTAGCAGCCCCACTCGAGATGAGTTAGGGTCCCTTCGCGGGTCATTTGTTACACCCGGAGGGTAGTCTGGGCTGCCCGGGCCGCGGCCTCTTCCTCATACTGACGAGTCGCATCCTTCAGGGCCGCAGAGAGGAGCGCGGGATCCTCGATACCGCCCCCCCCGACTGTGATCGAATCGAAAGGATGTGTGTAGGTAGTCCCTGTTGCATCTCCCCCGGCGGACATTTCTTTGACCCTGACCATGACAGAGACCTCGTAGTCGGGCATCAGGTCACCTCCAGGTCTTTCGCAGTCCCCACCCAGAGGATCTTCGCATCCTTGCCACCGTGTAGCCTCCAGATCTTCCCGTCAAAGGAGGCAACTAACCCGAGTTCCCAGAGGGTGACGGCGGGTTTGAAGGGATACTCCTTTCCCGGAATCTTCTCGGTGTATTTCCATGCCTTTCTCGGAAGGACAAAGAACGACCCGGTATAGGCCCAGGCCGAGTCCCTGACCGAGTCCCAGGCCGAGTCCCTGACCGAGTCCCAGGCCGAGTCCCCGACCGAGTCCCAGACCGAGTCCTTGACCGAGTCCCAGACCGAGTCCCTGACCGAGTCCCAGGCCGAGTCCCAGACCGAGTCCCCGACCGCGGCCCAGGCCGAGTCCTTGACCGAGTCCCAGACCGAGTCCCTGACCGAGTCCCATTCTTTCAGGAGCTGGAGGATCTCCGGGGTGATCTCCGGTGGCTGAAGGGTAAGGGGATTCACAATGGCCTTTCTCACAAGGATCTTTTCCAGTTTCTTCAGCCATGCCTTATGCGCCCTCTCGCAGGCCCGTTTATGCGCCAGCGTCCACCACTTCGGCGTGATGTCCATATCAATCTTGAAGACCCATTTATCGGGCTCAAGATAGGAGCCGTTCTTGGGGGCGCTCTCGATTCGGGCAAACTCAATTATCTCCGGATCCCTGGTATCATCCTTGTAGCCGGCGATCTTTAGGAGGTCTTCATGGGAATCGACCCCCATCTTCCAAATAACCTTCTTATCTCGCCCGATTACACAGGAAAATGCTTTACACATTTTGGAGTCCCTCCTTGCCATTCTGCATGTAGTCGTTGAACTTGTCCGCGGTGTGGAGGACCAGCTCCATCTGTTCGGCGAAGCAGAGCATGAGGGTCCCTGGCTGCCCCTTGACGAGCTCCACGGCCGCCTTCACCGCGGTCTGCCGCATGATCGAGAGGTCCGTCTTTGTGTAGTAGGGCTTTGGCTCCATCACATCAGAGAGGGGCCGCCCGGTCCCTGCCGCTCGGCCGGTTAGATCCTCCACTTTTCCCTGCCCAGGGGCAACGGGCCGCGGGGCCTCTGCCGGCTTCGCAGGGGGGATAGGCTTCGCTACCTCCTTGGGGGGTGCGGCCGCTGGCGGGGCTTCCTTGGACTTCGCTGCGGGCTCCTTTTCCTTGGCTCCTTCAGGGGGCTTCTGGAGGGTCGCGTTGGTCTTCGCCGCCTGGACCGCGGGATCGCTTGGCTGCCCGGTCTGGGCAGCGATCTTATCGCCCTCGGTCTTCTCCCTTAAGGCCAACCTTGCGAGGGACTCGATCCGATCCGGGATACAGCTCCCAGGTTGACTTACATCCTCCAGGATCTTGCCGGCCCATACGATCCGGTCCTCGGGGTGCATGGCCTTCACGCGGTCGTAGACGGCATCCCATCGCTTCTTGATCTCCTCCGGGGTCTCCGGAGTCGCTCCCGAGAGATCCGCCTGGAAGATCTCCTTTGGTCCCGCGGGTTTCTTCTCCTCTGTGGGTTTCTGGGCTGCTGCTGGAGCCGGGGCCCCATCCGTCTTCGCGGTCCCGATCTTCTTGCCAAAGGACATAGCCCCCTTGTCATTCTTCGATGTTGAGTATTCGAGGATATCCCCGACCATCCACCCGCTCATATATTGCTTGACTGCCGGGAGCGCGAAGAGGGTCTTGTCCTTCGTTGTGCCGTCCTTCTCTGTGACCGAGAGGACAATGTTCTGGCCTTCGATTTTCAGAATCGTTCCTTGCATGAATTATGCCTCCTTTAAGGCGTGAAATTTCTGGATATCATTCGTGTCGACGATCACACTTTCTACCCGGACCGGGACGGGGAGGGCCGCGTTCAGGGTCCCGACCACCTTGGGCGAGGTATCGGGCATGAGGGAGAACTCCACGAGCTGTCCCGTCTCTGAATAGGCCACATACCATGTCGTATCGGCCCGGCGGATTTTCCCAACAAGGCGGAGCTTCATAGGAATCCCTCCAGCTCCCAGAGGACCGCAAGACAGGTGACGCTCGCCCGGAGCTCCCGGGCCTGGATGGGCTCCACATCCTGCAGGCGGTCCGCATCCCTTCGGAGGCCGTGAGCCCGCACTCGAGCAAGGGCCCGCTCGGTCTCGTAGGTCATACCGCCGCCCCGAGTAGTCTGGATCCGCGCCGAGCACCTTCAAAGCAATCAAGTGGTGGAGTGTCCCCCCCCCCAACAACGCTCATCATCTTCGAAGGGACAGAGTGTGCAAGCATAGGGTATCCGGTATTCTTCTATGAGGACCACCGGGATCCCCCCTTGGCCTGGACGTAGGGAGTGCCCTCTACCTTGAGATCGCAGAGCTCGGAGACCTTCTCCTTGCCAACCAGGGCATCGGCCATCGTCAGCGGGATCGTATCCCCGACCTTCTCGGCCTGCCTGATGAGCTCCTCCCGCTGCTTTTCCGCGATGGTCATGGCGTCCAAGGGATACTTCTCCTTGAAGGCCCGCACATCGAGGATCCGGGTGGTCCGATACTTGTAGAGGAGGACCAGATCGTCCTGCTCCTTGATGTTGAGCTCCTCGGCCCGAGTGATGAGGCCCGCCCGCTCCGTCTGGAGGGCGGCGAGGTCCCGCTTGGTTGTCTCGATGAGGTTGTCGACTGTGTAGATCCGCGTGAGGATGTGCTCATCCTCTTCGCCGGGCGGGAGGGGCTCTTTCCGCAGCTCGCGGGCTTCCTCCCCCGGGGTCATGGTCTCCTCTGGAAGTCGGTGGGTCGGAGTCTTTGCCATTCAGGTCATCCCCTGGAGGCGCTCGCCCCTTCCGAGCCGCCCGTCCATGCGCTGCTTCACGGGGTCCGAGTAGGGACAGGAGGCGCGCCGGCGGATCTCATCCTGGAATGCCTTTTGGCGATCCTGGGGGGTCATACCTGCACCTCGCAGCCGCACCGGAGGCAGATCGCCATCTCCCCCGGCCAGATCGGGATCGTCGCTCTCATCCTGGAATTCGAGCCCGCAGTTCGGGCAGTGGAACATGACCGCGGGGATGTCCTCGGCAAGTTCCGCGAGCTCGCGGGCATTGCAGGCCGGGCACTGCTTCTCCTTCACGGTGCCCTGGATGTAGTGCTTCCCACATGGGCATACCTTAAAATCGGTGCCCGTCGATACTTCCTTGGGGTGGCAGGCTTCAACCGGGCCCCCCCGTGCTGCTTTTTCAGGTGTCATGTTTCTCATCTCGGATCTTCACGATTCCATACTCGAGGAGGAGCCCCGCGAAAGCCTCGCGCCCCTGATAGTGGGCCTCGAAGCTGGCGCGAGATACCTCCACGGGGATCGGGATCATTCGACCTTCACCCCGTGCTTCTTTCCCAGGCACTCAATCGCCTTCCGGATCCTGTCGGTCGCGTCCTCGCCGACGCCCCTCTCTTCGAGGGCCTTCATGATGGCGAGGCTTCGCGGCGTGTGCCGGAAGGACTTCATCAGTTCGTCGCTCGTTTTTTCACCTCGGCTGTGATATGTCCCTATACTACTCTATACTATATAAATGTGATACATCCCGGTTCTGGTAACTTGTTGTGGGATAGAACGAGCTGTTAATCGGCGTGGGATGTAAAGAAAAGGTTACAGGGGAATGAACCGCCCCTCTTTCACGAGGCAGTAAAGGTGTCCGTCCATGACCCGGTGATCTATCGGGAACTGGAACTCATGGAGGGTTGCGAGATCCTGCCACCACCGATTGATGGCGAGGGAGTTCTGGATGAGCTCCACCAGGGCACGGCCCATCTCCTGATACCCGATGAGGACGTTCTTTCGGAACCCCCCGATCCATGTGGTCTCCTCGATTGACCGCATTCGCTTGACGAGGGGCATGGCGGGCTTCAGATTGCAGTTGTTCATCAGTCCCACGGCGGCCATGTGATAGGGGTTTGCCAGGGAGATCCCGGTGACCTGCCCGATTTTCTTGTTGAAGTTCCCCCGGGAGACCTGTTGGAGATAGAGGCGGTCCACCTCCTCAAGTGGACCCTCTCGGGGGATACCCCGGGGGATCTCCTCTACCATGCTGATCTCCTTGATCACAATGTCCTCGATACCCTTCTGGAGCTCGGGGAGGCCCCCGAGAGCATCCGAGAGGTCATCGGTGATCTCCTTCGGCTTCAGGGTGAGCTCGGGCGGGAATGACGGATCGGGGCTTCCGAAATAGAAGTTGATCTTCGTCTTGTCCACCCGGTCAATCTCCAGGGTGCCGAACTCGGTATGATCCCCATGGCTGACGGTCTGTTCAACGGACTTGGAGTTCTCCATCGACGTTGAGAGGGAGGCATACCCGATCTTGAGATCTGGCCTCACCACCCTCTGAAGAGAGAGGACCGGCAGCACGTCGATCAGGCGCGGATACTGCGGGTCATTGAAGGCGTATTTCATCACTTCCACCTCACGGTTTTCTTGGTTTCCTCTTTCACGATAGCCTCATGCTGTCGCTTGGCATCCTCGAATGCCTGGGCGAGCGTTTCATTCTTTCCCTCATCACAGCAAGTCCACCGGAGATATTGCGATGCTTCCTTCCCGCAATGCGGGCAGGTGCAGCTCCCGGATGAGCTTTCGATCTCGTGGACGATCCCCATGTGGGCCATGATGTTACGGAAGGCATGACCCACCCGAATCCTCCCGGGCGTCGATTGCCCCTTTGCCCGTTCCCTCTCCCATTCTTTCAGGAGGGCGGCGAACTCGCGGGCCTTCTCCTCCAGCTCGACCTCGTGTTCCTTGGCATAGGCCATCTGCTTGTCCATCATCTTTGTGAGCTCGACCGCCTCCCCCTCTTCGAGCCGATGCTTTTTGATGGCGTCGATGGTGGACTTCTGCCCCTCCTCGGTGGGGAGCTTTGATAGCTCTTCGGCGACCTTCGGGGTGAAGCGTTCCGGGTTCTCCAGGACGGCCTCTTTCACGGCCTTGGGGGATTCCTTCACTGTCTTGGTGAGCTGGACGGCCTTTTCCTCGTCCATCTTTCCCTTCTTGATCGCGGCGATGGTCCCTGCCTGGGATTCCTCGGGCAGCTTCGAGAGACCTTCGGCGACCTTCGGGGTGAAGGTCTTGGGTTTGTCAAGGACAGCCTCCTTCACGGCCTTGGGGGATTCCTTCACCGTCTGGGCATATTGCTCAAGGTCTCCCTGTTTGATTGAGCCATCGACCTTCTTTTCAATAAGTGTCTTGCGATCTGCGTCGTTCTCAATCCCCCTGGTTTTAATCAGATCGTCGGTAGTAACCTTCTTCTTCTCGTCTCCGACGACTTTAAATCCAAGCCGCTCACGCGCCTCCTTCGCGCGAACAATCTCGCTTGCTCGTCCCCTTTCCCATCCGAGCCGTTTTGAGAGGACTTCCATTGATTGCTCCCCGGAGGCCCCCCCATATCTCTTCAGCTCTTTTCCCTTTTGCCAGAGGTCATAAACAATATCCTCCAGCTCCTGACCCTTGAGATCCCCACGGTGGACGTTCTCCACCACGGATTTCTCCTCGGCCTCCATGTCATCCATCGGGCAGATTTCGGCCCGGATATCCTTCCATCCGAGGAGCTTAGCGGCACGGAACCGGCGCTCCCCTGCGATGAGCTGATACCCGCCATCCAAGGGCCTCACGATGATTGGTTCGATGAGGCCCTGTTCCCTCATGGAATCGGCGAGTTCTTGCAGCTTTACGGGGTTAAATTCCTTCCTTGACTGGAATGGGGCCGGGGTGATCTTCGATAACGCGATCTTGTCACTCATGTTTTTCCTCCTGGATGATTACTTTCCCCGTTTGCTGTAAAGCATCGGCAGCGAGGCGTTCCAGCTCAGGGAGAGCCCGGTAAACTTCGCTGGGAATAACCAGAAGTTCTTTGATCTCATCCTTCATTCGCCGAACCATTTTCTCCATTTTCGCTTTCCGGTATTCATCAATCAGGCGTTGAGCTGCTTGTGAACGCGAGAGGTCATATTCGACTAAATCCCCATCCTTCCAGAGATCGTAAGTTCCAGTTTCATAACACGCCTCCCATTCCGTTGCGTTATCCACAAGTTTAAGACGGGCAACATCGAGAACATTCCCGAGTACTCCTGATGGTATAATTACCGCATTGAATGGGGTTTTGAGCCTCCTCATTTCGTCAATCAAATCTGCGAGGCCCTGGAGTTTTTGAACTTCGTCCATTATGCCTCCCTCTCAATGACAATGGCCCCGCGATATTCCAGTGAGTCATAGAGTCCCTTAAAACTCGGCTCCTTTCCCGCATCGTCATAGATATTCCTTGGGACGATGGCCGGGCGGATGAAAGGTTCTCCGGCGATCAGCTCCCCATTCTGGATCTTTTTCACGGCTTCGGCATACTCAACGGGATATTCTCGCTTGAGATATGCGAGCTGGAAGATGGAAATGACCTTCGGCTCATTCATGGTTCTCTGTCCTCCGGGGCCGGTTCCAATACGGGCTTTTACACTTCGGACAGACCGTGGGCATCTCCTTTCCAATGGGAGTCCACTCGTGGCCGCAACGCTCGCAGCGGTTCCCTTCAACCTGGAGTTTCACCTTCGTTGCCATGTGGGTTATGTATCACTCTTAAGGTATATACCGTTTGCGGTGTCAGGCGTAAGGTATATATGCTCAAGTAACCTATTAAGTAATATACAGAACAGGTAAGTTACAGGCGGTAAAGATGCAGAGACTAACAACAACCAGGGAAGAACGCGGAAAGGAGATCGCGGAGAAGATGGGGCAGATAAAGCGGATTACGAAAGACCTCTATCTGGTGCGCTCGCAGTCCGGCCCCGGGGCCTATGAAGTCACCCACACGGAGATCGGGTGGAGATGCACCTGCCCGGATCATGTGACCCGGGGCGCGAAATGCAAGCATATCTGGGCCGTGGAGTTCAGCGTCGCCATCAGGAAAGAGGTTGAAATGGTGCGGATCGCTCCACTCGCCGAGGGTGCGTGTATCCTCTGCGGTTCCTCCAATATCGTGAAGGACGGTATCCGATACAACGCCTATGGAGATATTCAGGTATTTTTCTGCAAGGACTGTCTCCAGCACTTCACTTTGAATGTCGGGTTTGAATACATGAAGAAGGGACCGCAGGATATTACCTCTGCGATGCAGCTCTACTTCAGCGGGCTTTCCCTTCGGAACGTCACGAAGGCCCTCAAGCTTCGCGGGGTCTCGGTCTCCCATGTCACCGTCTATAAGTGGATCTCGAAATATACCGCCCTGATGGAAAAATACATCGAGAAGCTTCAGCCCCAGCTCGGCGATACCTGGAGGGCTGATGAACTCTATGTCAGGATCCGGGGGGATATGAAATACCTCTTTGCCCTCATGGACGACGAGACCCGATACTGGATTGCTCAAGAAGTCGCGGGGACGAAGTATTCCCATGACGCGGCGGGCCTCCTCCATGCCGGGCAGGAGGTCGCCAGGAAGAGACCGGGTATCCTCATCACCGATGGGTTGCAGGCATACAAGGATGCTTTTAGAAAGGAGTTCGGCACCGTGACCGCCCCGAAGTCACGGCACATCAGCGCGATCCAGTTCAGCACCCCGGCGAACAATAACAAGATGGAAAGGATCAACGGGGAGATCCGTGACCGGGAGAAGGTCATGCGGGGACTGAAGAAGGTTGATACCCCGATCCTTCCAGGGTATCAGATTTACCACAACTTCATCCGGGAGCATGAGGCCCTGAAGGGAAAGACCCCTGCGGAAGCCTGCGGAATCTCGGTGGAAGGCGAGAACCGGTGGATGACCCTGATCCAGAACGCAGCCATCCCACGACGGTTAACGGGGGAAGCCATCCCCCATTAAGTTAACAGAACCCTATTATTAGATTGGTAGCGATGGGACGGTAGGCCACACGATCGCGGTCGGGTTACCCTTGCCCGCGATGAAGACTTGGATCATCTGGCGCCTCGCACGACGATCAGAGCTCCGCCGCGAATGTGCCGAGGAATTCATACCCGTAATCCAACGTGAGCAAATTCGGGAAAGCGGCATCATACAAGCACCCCAACCCAGTAGATGTCAGGAAGATTTCCGTGGGTGATTGGATCACCACAGTCGTCCCCGTAAGGATATTATAGACGGTGTTCGCGACGCCGAGGTAGCTGAACGCGAATGTAGGGGTCGTTTGCATCTCTACCGGGTAAATACAAGTTCCCGCCAGTGCATTCACGGTGATTGAGATCATCACGACGTTGAACGACTGAAAATATCTCTTGCACAACGTCTGCTCCATCGAGAACGGCCGGAACTCGAATGCCGTCACCACACTTCCCAACTCTAGCTGCACCGTGCCGAGAGAGCCCGCATTGAACTCCACGGACATCGTAGTGCCTGCAGACTGCCCCGAGATGATAATCGGAGACGCAGCATAGGAACCCGAGGGAGTGGCGGAATTTAGACCATATCGGGCCTGCGCCGTGCCGGCCCACGAGAGGATATACGTCCCCCCGAGGACGTTCTTATCCTCGACTACTTGGATAAGGGTCTTCCCCGAGGCGATCGTGATCGTTGTCGGACCTGCCAGCTGTGTGAAGGTGTAATCTCCCCCACCAGCGCCAGCCTTCCATCGATCATGTCCGTATACCCCGGCCGCGAGAGTCGCACCGGAGGCATAGGCACGCTGCTTGATGGTGAATCCGGGGTTGATGAGGATGTTCCGGTTGTGGATCGCCGCCTGGGGGGTCGTCCCCTGCTGCTGAATTCCATCCGGGCCCGTCATCACCCAGCCGGAGTCCGTCCTCATGAGGGTAGCGTATGCGGGGATCGTGGTGCTGCCGCAGATCTGGTTCACCGCGGCGGTGCCGTTCACGTAGAGGATGACCCCCAATACTGCACTCCCGGTCGCATTCGTCAGGTTGATGTTCCGGATCACGGCCATCGTGGAGGCCGGCACCGTGTAGAGGGTGCCGGCCGAGCTGGGGAGCTGCCCCTGATAGAGAACTTTATAGGTCTCCACACCGCCAGAGATCTCCGCCCCGGTGATAGTGCAGGTAACGGCGGAAGCCGTTCCCGCCACCCCCCGGATCGTTTCAGTCGTGTTTAGCACAAGTGTCATGGTCTCATCCTATAAAGAATGAAAATATTCGCATCGCGCGGGACGTATCTGATGGGTGGACATGATCCCTTCTCGCGGCCACGAGTTGCGTCCCGGGGCCCGCCGTTCCATCCATCGCGGGGTTCGTGGTGTCGAAAATGGCCTTGTCGGAGCGGGCGGTCTCTCCATTCCCAATGGCGAGCACGCTAAGCAGCCCAGAGGCCGGGGCAGTCGCCTTCTTGGAGAGACCGTGCAGGGACGTCGTGGCGTCGAGGTCCGTGCCGTCGTCGGGCGCGGCGAGGTCGTCAAGCTTCGGCAGGGTGTGGATGTGATCTCTTCTTGCTGCCACCAGCTGAGTCCCAGGGCCGGCCGTCCCGAGGTCGGCCGGGTTTGTGGTATCAAGCAAGGCTTTCTCAGAGAAGGCCGTATCACCGTGGTCAATGCCCACAACACTTCTCAGGCCCGACCCTGGAGCTGAGGGGGAGATTGCCCCGACATGACTCCCATCTCCTTCGAGGATTCCCGTTAGGTTGGTAGTGGTGCTCGTAGTGATGTCATTCGGACCCGCCGGCCCCGTGGCTCCCTTAATGCTCCCGATCAGGACCCATGTCCCGCTCTCCTTGTGATAGACGTCCCCGTTATCAGTGTCGAGGTAGTAGTCTCCATCAACGCCGATCCCGCTCCCGATGGAGAAGTCGTCGGAGTCCACCTCAAAGACCTCCATCCCATCGTCGCTCGCCGCGGACGCAACGATCTTCACATGCAGACGGCCCGCCTCGTAGGCACTCACGGTTGTGCCGGTCACATGTATCCAGTCGCCGATGTCGGGGTTGGTGAGATCGAGCAGGGTCTCCGAGTGCGGGGTGCCAGACTCGTCCGAGATAGTCACCGTCACATGTGCCGTGTAGGTCCAGCTGGAGTAGATGATCTTGTACCAGAATGAGAACGGCTGCGATATCGGCACCGCCCCGAGATCCTGATAGATCTCCGAGGTGTCGGGGTTGAGCGCCCCGTAGATGATCACGTCGAGGACCTGCACTCCATATGAACCCGTGTGGGCATAGCTCCCGCCGACGTTGACCGAACCCCCGACGTTGGAATTGTCCACCCATGGCGTGAGGACGCCCGTCTCGAATCCGCCGTTGACCACGTAGTTGCCCGTAGGCGGAGCTCCGGAGCCCTCGTACCAGACACTACCCACGACGCCCGCCGCGCCCCTGATGTTGGCGATCACCGACCATGTGCCCGACTTGTAGTAGACGTCGTCGGTGGTTGTGTCCAAGTAGTAATCGCCGTTGTCTCCGATCCCGAAGCCCGGCGGGCCGGCGTCCTCATACCAGACACTCCCATGCGCACCGGGAGCCCCATTCGCGCCTTTGATGTTCCCGATGAGCACCCAGGCCCCGGACTGCTTCTGGTAAACATCTCCGGTGGTGGTTTTTAAGTAGTAATCGCCATTGATTCCCGTCATCTCATCACCCACATACGAAGACCCCCGAAACGTCAAACTCCCCGGTTATCGTAACCGGCCAAGCTTGGCCGTATTGGAACCCAATATTTGCCAATCCTATAAAGGGCCCGGTAAGAGTTACCTTGGTCCAGTCACTCTCCTGCGGAAGAATCAGTGGCCCCATCGTTCCGAGGTTACTTATACATCTGCAAACATCCGGTGTCCCCGTGCAGGTGAATTTATACCAGAAGGAGATTGTCCGGGCATTTAACGGAGTGAATGTCTGATGGGTTCCTGCTGACATAGTAACAACTCCTCCGGTCTGGATATTGTATAACTTTACGTGGGTGGGACAGCCCCCGCCGCCATCGGCTTGATCATACTCTACGAGACCAAATCCGATAGTTTCAGGATGCTGTGTCCAAGGGGGTTCTCCCGCAGCGAAGCAGGGGTCGATAACGACGTTGGCCCCTGTGGAACCCGCCCGGATGAACCGCGGCAGCCCGGAGGAGGATGGGACTAGGGCACCCCGATCCCCGACCATCGAGGCCCCGGCCTTGATGAAGACCGGCTGCCCGGAGACATTATTGAAGAGAGCCCCCACATCCCCGATATGCGCCGGGGTGAGGTCCTGAAGGAGAACTGTATTTCCTAGGTTATCCATGAAGATTATCCCCTTCTTTGTCATGATGGATCTCCAGAACCCTCATACCAGACACTTCCCGGGGCTCCGTTTGTGCCGTTGGTCCCATTCGTGCCATTGGTCCCAGCGGTGCCTTTGATGTTCGCAATCAAGGACCATGTTCCCGCTTGCCGGTAGTAGATATCCCCCGTGGTGGTTCGGAGATAGAAGTCCCCATCTGCGCCATCCCCGGAGCCCGGCACCCCGGATCCCTCAATCCAAGGGCTCCCGGAGCCGTAACCATCTAGGGCGATCGTGGTGGTGCCATCTGGGGAGCTGACTGTCACGAGGCCCCCCGCCACGGCCGTTACGGTTGCGATCTTCGGCATCTGAATCTGGCCGATCCCATAGTTGACGAGGTTTCCGATCTCCGTGACCGCGCTGGAGTCCATCACGGGGAAGAGGAGCTTTTTGTCCGAGAGGTAGGTGTCAACGGTGAACTGAATGATCGCCCGGATGTCGATTTCCGTCTCGGAGGTCTTCATGGAGTACGTGATAGCGACGACGCGCATCCACACCTCAGGGATCGCGGTCTCTGCCCCGCCGGGCCCCACGGCCTTGAAGCCCACGAACTTAACCTTTTGGTAAAGGCGGAGGTCCGTCCGGCCGATCAGCTCAGCGGTGTACACGTAGGGGATATTCGTGAGGAATGAGTAGAGCATGGCGGCCCGGGCGTCCACAAGGGCCTGAGTATTGTAGGCGGCGTTCGTGGGGTCTATATACATCACCGGGAGGACCCCCCCCGTGGTGATAATCTTCTCAAGCAGGTTCCCGCTGGAGTCCGTCCCCCGAGCGATGACCCCGTTGTAGCTATCATCAGGACGGGTGGTGATATCGATCCCGACCTCGGAATCCACGTAGTTGTCTGTGCCGGCCGTGAGCGTGAGGGGGCTAGGGAGGATATCAAGGTCCGCGTCCAAGGTGGTCTCGGCAATCCAATACCAGACGGGCGTGAGGACTCCCCCAATGACCTTCTTCTCAACGATAAAGAGCATGCTGCAGTATCTCTGGATCTCGTTGATGAAGTCCATCATCGTGGTCTTCTCGGTGGCCTTGAACTGCTTCAAGGGGAGGGTACTCCCCCATCCGGGGGTCGCGTCACAGCGGGCGCAGGTGATCGCAGGAACCCCAGAAACCGCAATGGCGTTGAGGAGAGCCGTGATCACCGTCCCAGGGTCGCTCGTGCCGTTCGTGGTCCACAACGAGCGCGGGACGGGGTTCTTGGTGAGGTAGTAGTCATAGGAGTAAGCCGCCAAGGTGGTCTTGTTCTCCGCTTCCACCATTTTATGAGTTGCATACGGGAGGATCCCCAGAAAGACCTTCTGCGTGGTTCCCGTGTAGTCTAGCATGTCAACCTCGACCTGGGACCACGCGGCGTAATCGGCCCATCCATCGACGAGGAGGTCGGCCTTGTAGTAAGAGTCCTGGAGGGTGCGGGAGACCCGGATCTCGTAGGCTTTCGCGGGGAGTGTCATCTTCCCCCCCTAGGCGGTGTGCTGCTCAAACTCAACCTCATAGGTCCACACGCCCTTTCCGATTTCAGGCCGCGAGAGCCTGGTGATTGCCATGTTCAGGTAAGTCTCGGAGTATTCGAGCGTGAGGGTCTGGAGGGTTCCCGCGAGCTCCAGGAGATCAGTGTAGTCGTCGAGGTCCGTAGTGGTGCATTTCAGGGCGACCGTTACCCCAGAGCCTAGGGCCTGCTGGATATTGGTCGTGACCTCCTGAATGTTTCCCACCATCGCACCAAAGACATGGGTCTTCTTGACAATAATAGGGGGTGTGACCGTGGGCTTCCCCGCAAGGGTCAGGGTCGCCGTGCCGTAGGTGACGGTCATCCTCAGCCTCCCGTGGGAATTCCGCGCTGCCGCATCTCCGTCCTGAGAGAGGCGGCGATCTCCTTGCTAATATCTTTCCCGCTCTTTCCGGCACCACTCACATTGATGCTGATCTGCCAGTTATGCGTATCCCCCGCGTTGTTGGTGGTGTTCGCCAGAGCCGAGTTTGGGATCACCGTCCCGGGGGTGGATGGCCTGAAGAGCTCGGGCCCCCTCTCCCCGACAACATAGCTCTGGCCGGGCTGCGCGGAACCCCCTGAAGCGAGCATGCCCGCAACCGAACCGATCCCACTGATCAGGGCCCCGACCCCAGGGATACTCGCAATCGCACCCGCGACCCCCTGGATGACGTCCCAGAGCCTCGTAAAGAGACCGAGAATGAAGTCTATGGTTGGCTGGATGAAGTGGAACTGCTGATCAAGGAAGTAGATCCCCGCGACAAGCCCCGCCACGGCGAGGACAACAAGGCCGATGGGATTCGCGTCTAGGGCGATGTTCAGGAGCCACTGTGCAGCGGCCGCTCCCTGGGTGGCGATGGCTCCCGTGATGTTCAGGGTGTTGTTTAGCATGAGGAGCCCATTCACGGCCGTCATGATCGGAGCGATAACTGTGAGGGTTTGGAAGATCCCCGAGTAGGGGGTCAGGGCGTCACCTACGGCAAGTGAGGTCTTCTCCCACCAGCTCGCCATATTCGCCATGATCCCGATGTGGGTCTGGGCGATGTCATTATAGGCCGCAGTGGATCCCGCGGCGGCATTCATCTTCCCTGTTGCTTCAGTGAGAGTCGTGCTGGTGATGCCGAGCTTCTGCGTGAGCTCCTCAAAAGTTACTTTGCCGTCCTTGTTGGCCTTGGCCAGTTCCTTAATATTAGTATTTAGGAGGTTAACGGCGTTCCGGGCGGGGATCCCCTTCAGCCCCATTGCCTCGATCATCTGGGTCATGTCATCAAAGGAGAGACCGGCCGCGGCCGCGGTTGGGGCTGCCCGGGTAAGTATGTTCGTTATGTCATCGAGGCCGTATTTTGTTGAGTGCGTGATGGCAGTCAGAGCGTCGCTCTTTGCTCCCAGGTCGTCCACGGTGAGGCCGTATGCCTGGAGCGCGGGGATGATATTGTTCGCTACATCCGATCCGGTGGTGTTGTTCGCATCCCCGAGAGCAAGCGCGGCCTGGGCTGCTGTGTTTATCTGGTCTGCAGTAGTGACTCCGAACTTCCCGAGAGTATCCATCGTTGCGGTGACTTCCTCGATCGTGTCCTTCCCGTTTGCCAGATTCATCGTGAGGGAGCGCAGGGCATCGGCCGAGATCCCCGTCTCTTGAGAAGTTGTCTCCAGGGAGCCCATGAGCTTCGTATTCTTGTCGATGAAGGCGTCCGCGGCGACCGCCACCCCGGTCAAGGCTGCGCTGATGGCGAGGCCCGCGGCTACAAAGTTCCCCTTTGCGCTTGACGTTCCCGCCCCAGTAAGGTCTTTCGCCAGGATGTTATAGAAGACGTTCCCCAGTTCAACATCACCCATTCGCTTTCACCTCGAAGATCTTCTGAAATGCGATTAACCAGAATTCCCGCTCTGTCTCGGGCATCGCTGACCACTCGCTCCAGGTCAGGCCCATCCAGCGAAGGAAGACCGCCCATCCGATCCCATCATCGCTTGCGGCGAAAGGAACGGATCCGCTCCACCACCTCCAGATTGCGGGCTTCGTATCGGGCGATGAGGACGGCGAGGTCCTGGGGGCACCACTTATCGGGGTTCTCCAGGAGCCAGTCCTCGGTAAGCAGCGGATCCGCGATAAGAAGCACGTAGAGCTTTCGGGCGATAGTGCCGAGCTCTCCCTTCATGTCATTCATGCGAACCGTGAGGAGCCCCGGATCTATGTCAGGTGTGAGGTTATTGGGGAGATCCAAGATGGCCTGAACCAGCTCGTTCTTCCGGGTGAGGAGGGTTGTGATCGCGTTCTGGGTGGCCTGATTGAATCTCTTCGGCATAGGGATCGCGCCCTTAATGGGACCCGAGACGGGCTCCCCGGTATCCAGGTCAATGTATTCTACATTGCGCCCCGGGTGGGTAGCCCGATCCGTGAGGATATTGATCACTACCTCCCACTGATGGACCTCCTCCTCCCGGGCCCCCTGGGTGGCCTTCTCCTTCTCTGCGATCTGCCGGTCAATCTCCGTCCATTTGTCCTCGAGTGCGCCCATGAAGGCCCTCACGCGGAGACGAAGACCATATCGGCATTCGGGTTCTGCATGACGAACTCGATCTTTCCGCTGACGGCCTTCCCGCCCTGGGTCTCAACCGGGTGCGTCTTCACGTAGCAGTTGGAAAAGGTCGCCTGGACCATCTTCCCGGTCACGGGATGGAGGAGCTTCATCTCGATATTCACGAGGTCTCCCGGCCCGCTCGCTGCTCCGTAGGTCGTAGTCCCTACAACAGAGGCCACCGTGCAGGTAACACCTGTGCCTGCCGCCTCCGCATTGACGATCTCCTTGACCGTGTGGAAGGGCTTGTGACTGTAGAAGGTCGACGCAACGAGCGACCCGACCGGGATGTAGATCGCATCATAGATGAGGTTCCTATTCACATCGTAGCCCGTCGCGTAGAGGGTCGTCGCCAGCGTGGTAGTCGCTCCAGCGATAGTCACCTTCAGAAGCCCATCTCCGGAGTCAACCGGGGCGGTCCCGTTCAGGGCAACGACTCCATCGGTATTCAGGGAGGTCCCGCCCGTTACCACGGTCTTCGCGGTCCCTGCGCTTGGGGTAGTCGTCAGGAGCTTCTGGATGAAGGTGTCGTCAAGCATCTGCCGCTCAACGTAGAGGGTCGTCAGCTTGAACCCTGTCGGGACGTTATGCTCCATCGCGTCGCCCGTAGGCCAGGGGGATTCAAAGGTCTGTTCCAGCGTATAGCCGCCCTTCGTTGCCACGTAGTCGCGTGAGCTGGCGAAGGAGATTGTAGCATGGAGGCCCGTGTAGGACCCCGCAACCGGATCGGTCATGGTTCTTTCACTTCTCCTTTCTCATTCTGGTGTTCGTTGTGCAATTCTCCAGGATGGAGGTTTCGGGTCACAAAACATCCACCGCCGCGTAGGTGAATTTGAGGAGGCATGCAGTGTGATGGATATGAACGTCTTCCTCGAAGGGGAGTGGGATCGCGCTGAAGGCGAGATCTCGGAGTCCCGCGATGGTCTTGTCGATGTTGAGCGAGAGGATCCTCACCCTTTCCGCGATAGCGAGCTGGAGGGAGTTGGCGTCATAGGCTACCGCGGACTGCCCGGTTCCGATGATCTTCCCTTCGTCCCGGGTCCACACATGGAGCGCCAGAGATACCGAGAAGTCCGAGACCCCGTTGGTATCGTAGCCGAGCCGCGGGAGCGCCTCGTCCCGGTCAAGGTGGAGGGTGACAGAGGGATAGATGATGGGGAGGGTTGCATACGCGATCCGGACGTCATCCGCTCCGCTGCCTAGAAGCGTCTGAAGGGCAACGTCATCCTCGTAGTAATCGAGGAGGGCTGCCGTCATGGTCGGGGTCATAGGTAGGCTGCCTCCCGGATGCCCTTGAAGGTCTCTTCCGCGAGGGTCTTCCCGATATCCGCCTCCGAGTCCGTGATGGACCTCTGAATGACGGGCCGGGCTGCCATGCGGGACGTTCCGAGCTCAATGTAGAGTCCATAACCTGCTTTGTTCCCTACGGTCCCGATGATGGTCTCGGCCTCTTCTTTGACCTTGGAATACATGGCGGCCCGGTATCGCCCGGTATCGAAAGGGGCCTTGGAGAAGGGGGTCGTGCCCGGGGAGGAGTATTTCATCGCTACCCCCTTGACCATCGCGGCCGCCTTCCCCATGCCCCTGTAGGCCCCGTTATGCGCCCCCTGCGAGACCCGGAGGAGGGCTGCTACCAGTTGCTCGGGCGTGAGGTCCATGTTACTGTCCTGCCGTGGTTGCGATATCCGGGATCAGGTTGACTTCCTGGTGCGGGAGCGTGAAGTAGGGCATAACCCCCTTCACGATCCAGGTCCCGGCAAAGCCCGGCTGGGTTGTGGTGATCTGCCGGGTGTTCGCGGTGATGGTCGCCGTGTTGGGGAGGTAGACCCGTGCCGCCTTCAGGACCCCTTCGCCGTAGAGCCGCAGAACCATGTCCGCGCTCATCATCTCGAAGCGACAGGGGACATTTATCTGCTCATCACTCCAGCCCAAAACGGGGCCCAGGGAGCCGGTCCCGAGCGACGCCCGGAGCTGGATGGTGCAGAGGTGCGGGCAGAGAGTCGACATTTCAGAGCACCCCGAAGATCTTACCGAGGAAGACCTTGAGCGAGAGGGCGAGCCCGAGGATCCCGTTGATGGTGAGGAGGGCCGTAGTAGTCTGGGTCCTGAAGATCTCCAGGGGTTTGATCCGCTCATCCAGGGCAGCGACTTTCTTATCGAGCTTCGCATCGCACTCCTCCCGCTGCTTCTTCATCGAGGTATGGAGGGTATCGAGCCTTTCGTTGACCGCCTTAAAGCCCGTATTCTGGGCCTCCTCTACTCGTTTGAGGATCTCGCAGGTAAGGGCGAGGCATTCCGCGTTCTCTCTGGTGAAGGTAACGCATTCCGAGCCTTCCGTCATAACTCCTCCCCTGCGAGAGCGAGAAGGCCCGCAATCTCGCCCGTGTCGTCTTCGTTTGTCCCTGTCATGGCGGCGATATACTTATCAAGGGCTTCCCGCCCTTTGTCAGCGTAGAACTTGATGGAGGCGTCGATGGTCACATCGATCCCGAGCGTTCCCTCGTGGATGGCATTCGGGATCGTCTGGTCGTGTTTCTGGAGGATTCGGATATCCCGACAGAGCCATGCCTGGGCCGCGGTTACGAGGAGGCCCACGCCACTCTGCGAGACGTTCTGGGGGTTCGTATCGAGCCCGTTAACATCGAGCTCGGCCTTGATCTCGGCCTCTACCTTTCCCCCGATTGTGGTGAGGTCGTAGCTGGTGCTGCATGAAGTCTCAATCTGCGCCGTTACTATGTTCGCCCAGCTTAGGGTCATGGTGATCCTCCCGAAAAAAGAGACGGGAAGGGGGGTTTAGGTTGAGCCCTGGAAGACCGTGTGCCAGTCGCCGGCTGCAGCGCCCCACCGGGCGATGATGGATGCCAGCCCTTCGTTGCTGGAGAGGACCTTATCCGAGGTGGACGGGTCCATCTTGACCGTGAGGGTCACGGGCTGCCTCTCCTGGAGGATGACGGGCTTCGTCATGCGGGTCGTGCAGGCCACATACCACTCGGTCGTTGACGTGAGGTAGGGGCTGACGATCATCCGCTTGAGGATGCCGCCGAAGGGGTTGTAGGTCGGGATGTTGCCGATGCTCGTCCCCTGACCGCTCGTAGCGTTCTGGGAGGTGTTCGCTCCGACCGCCATGAAGAAGGTCGTGTTGAGGAGCTGGGCCGCGGTGACTTCGAGGTCGGGCGGGACGATGAGGGTGTCCGGGACGATGTTCAGCGGACGGCCCTGGGTATCGACAAACTTCCGCATGGCCTTGATGACGCCGGTCAGGCCGGTCGCATCCAGGGTCGTCGAGGTCCCGTTGGTGTTGCTCTGGGTGGCCGAGCCCTTTGCCTTGTGGTCCGCGAAGAGGTAGGCTCCATCGTAGCCCTTGACGGATGCCCCGTTGTGGAGGATGTTGTAGACGAGCTCCGTAGGGAACCGCTTCCCTTCGATGGCGAGGTCTCCGATGCGCATGGAGACGATCCCATACTGGTCGTCCTGGAAGGACGTCAGGGGGAAGCTCACGCCGCCATCATACATCTTGTTGTGGACCATGAAGGTCTCTTTGTTCCCGAGGCCCGTGAAGGTCCGCTCGCCGCGGAACTCGGACATCTTCGGAACCACTCCGAGGGTCGGGTAGATCTCTGCTTCCTTCGTTGACGGAAGGACCTGGGTGAAGTCCGCCCAGTCGGTCGGGACATACATGTCATAGACCTTGAAGAAGTAGGTCTGGATGAGCATGTTCGTGAATTCCGGATACAGGTCCGAAAGTGCGATAGGCATGTTACATCACATCTCCTTTTGAAACGTTGGTGTTTGCGTCGAGTTCTGCCGCATCCATGACCCGCGCGATGAGCTGGAGGTCGTCACGACCATATCCCTTGAAGGCTTCGATTGCCTGCTTGACCTTGGCAAACTCAGCCTCTTCGAGAACCACGTTATCCTTCGCGGATTCAATCTTCCGTGCGATCCGGTCGTGCTCAATGATCTCCCGAGCTCCGAGCTGGAGCGTCGGGAGGAAGAGCAGGTTTGCGAGGGATTCTCGCACCTTGTAGGACTGACCGTCTGCGCAGCGGTAAGGGATGAGGGAAATTCGCCGCATTTACGAGTTCGCCGCCTGTGCGCTGGTGAAATGCAGGTATCGCACCGCACCGTTCACGAGGATCCGGATCGAGCCCGTGAATGTCGGGGCAGAGTCCGTCGCCGTGTAGATCATCTTGCCGGTCCCGTCGCCCCCTGCGAAGGCGATGGCGTTGAGGACCTTGCCCACCGCGGTCGCGTCGCCGTTGGCCTGGACCGCGAGGATCGCATGCTGCGTGACGGGCGAGATATCGGCGCTCGCAGCACAGAAGATCTCCGCCATGAGGCCGTAGTAGGTCCCGCCGGCTGCAACAGCCCGCCCGGGGAGGACGAGGTTCGCACGGAGGCCCGTGCCGAGGCCCGTGACGCTGCCCGCGGAGGTATCGAGCTCCAGGGTAGCGTGCATCCCGTGGGCGTTCCCAACGGCCGCGATGGAGAGCATGGTCCGGGAACGGAGCGCGATGGCTTCGAGCCCTGCAGCCAGGGCCTTGAGCTGGATGTAGCGCCCGTAGGAGGTGTCGCTGGTCGCGGTCGTGGAGTAGTATTCCTGGGCCCCACGCTGGCCGGCAACGCTCATCGCAACGGGCGAGCCCGAGGTCCCGATCCGCTCTGCAACCCCAGTCGTGCCGGAGCCAGTAGCCGCGGAGAGATCCACGGGATAGGACAGGAATGCTTTAACGTCTGTCGGGAGGGTGAAGCCTGTGATATCGATCCAGAGGTAGCCGCTCTCGTAGTCCGCGACGGCCCCAACGGCATCCCCGGTTGCGGAGAGCGTGAGGGTGTTGTCGTCGCTGAAGTAGACGAGTGCGCCTACGTTGGTGATGGCGGCCGAGGAGTAGGCGATCTTGAACATGCCGGTGCGCTTGACCGGGATCGAGGTCCATCCATCGGAGGTCCCGACAACATTTGCGCCGCTCCCGACAATCGGGACGACTGTGCCGCTCTCGGCAACTCCCGCGAAGGGATAGCCGTCCGAGGGGTTCCACGGCTGCACATAGCCGCCGTTGTATTCGAGCATCGCGCCCTTATAGATGGTCGTGCTTGCCTTGACCGGGGCGATGACCGTGTGAGGTTCCCGGCGTGGAACATCGAGGGGTGCTGAAAGGTTTCCCATGTTTAGACCTCCTGGATTACGCGACCCTGATGGAACGTGCCACCGGGCCCGTATTTCTTCACGTCCTCCCAGGTCAGGCCCTTGTTGTCAAGGCCCTTGAACCGGGCGAGGAAGGCGTCTGCGTTGGCAGGCATCGGAAGCTTTGGCTTCTCCTGGGTGGAGGCCGGGACCGGGATCTGCCCGCTCTTGAGGCCCCGCTCATCAGGCTTTGCGAGCTTGTCCGCGATGGTGGTGTAGTTCGCCAGCTCGATCTCGAGTGCCGCGGCCGGGATGGTCACGAGCTCGGTCTTCCGCTTCTCTGCGTCCTCCTGCTTGAGCAGGCCGGCCCTGATCTGAACCTGGACGATTGAGGCAGCGAGATCCTGCTTGCGGACCTCTTCGAGCTTTGCGGCCAGCTTCTCGGCGACCTGCTTATCAACCGAGGCCGCAACGGAGTTGTCCCCCACAGTCTGACCCACCGGGGTCCCACAGGCTTCGCAGAACTTCGCGCCGGGTCGGACAGATGCCCCACAGCCTCCGCAGGCCGCATGAAGGCCCTTACCACAGGCCGGGCAGAACTTCGCATAGGCAGGGAGCTTCTCTCCACATCCCGCGCATACCGCGTTGTGCTCCGGAGATCCCCCCCCATCTTTTCCATCAGTCGATCCTTTCCCGGCGGCGATGTTGATCGTCACGCCAGGAGCCACCGCCTCCATTCCCGGAAGGGTGGCCTGCTCTTCGGTTGGTTTGTCGGTCACAGTAGATGCTCCTTTTGAGCTCTGGAAAGGGTAGGACTTCGCTGCCATCCAGGTAAAGCGGGCCTCCGTATAGGCGGGGTCGCTGACAATGCTTGCGCTCTCGCCCCGGATCCCCCGCATCATCCCGTCCTCCCCATGTTCGTCAGCGATACCCCAGAGGGAGACAGTTAAGGGAATCGTGCCGGATTGAATCCCCTTGACGGTCGCCGGGTCTGTGATCTTCGCTCGCTGGTAGAAGACGGTGCGGTTCTGGTCATCCTTTCCCCCGGGCATGACTTTGAGAATAGTGCCTACAACGGCCTTCTGGGAGTTGATGGCGTCGCAGTAATGCTCGCCCGGGACCCCCGGGATGACCTCCTTTCCATACGGGCAATATCGAATGGGCTTGCCCGTGAATGATGCAGCGAAGTCCGCAGCCTCTTCCTCGGGGATGCCCCACCCGTTCTTGTTGATCTTTCCCGCGGTGAAGAGAGGGCCCTCGATGAGAAGGGCATTCCCCGCGGTAGCGATCACAAATGGATGAAGGCTGCCTAAAAGGGTGAACTCCGGCATACGCTCAAAATATACAACGCTATACTATATAAATCTAAAAAAGGGAGTCGTTTATTATTGTAAGTCGTATTTGATGATGTGTTGCCGGATTGCATCTAATAGGAATGCCTCACGGGAAGCGAATCCGAACCGGGGGTCTTGGATAATGCGTTCAATTTGCCAAAGATACGCACCGGGGAGCTCTACGTAGACATATTCAGTCTTTTCGGCCCCGTTCGCGTTGATGCTGACCTGCCAGTTATGCGTCGCCATGGTTATTCCATGCTCATAACGGCGAACTTTCCATACCGGGGGCGATAGTCCCCAAGTCCCTTCCGTTCCCCTGCGATCTCAAGGAACCTTCGGATGGCCTCATCATCGAAGTCCTTCTCGGAATACTCGATGGTGAACTTAAGTTCCCAGCTGTTGAACCGTGGCCTGCATCGGTTCACTCGGCTTCCCTTGATCCTAGCGCTTCGGAAGTCGCTGAATCCTGCTTCCCAGAGCCCGTTCTTGGTGGTTGGTCCTGGATAGATCAGGGGGATATCATCCGGGGAGACTTTGAGCCCGGCGGTGACGGTTCTGCCCTGTTTCTCCTCCTTAGCAGCGTCCCGAATGCAGGCTTCTACATTGACCGCCGGGACCATGGGTTTACCGTCCTTATCCAGATAGAGGCCGAGCTCCCACTCGATACGGGCGATCTGGATGTTGTCGTCGTCCGTTTTCTTCTTCCCTTTCACCGTGAGCTTTTTCAGCTCTTTTATCAGGGGATGTAATGGGTTGATCCCCTGACTATCATGCATCAGAAGGGGGGTAATCCCCTTAATCCAAACGTCAACTTTTCTCATGCTGTTTCACCTTACCTTGAAATCCGCGCCGAGCCACACCCTGCCCCGCCGGGCCGGACCCTACCGAGCCAGGGAATCCCTGCCACGCCAGACCACGCCATTCCCTACCTAACCGCGCCGTGCCAAGCCCAACCGAGCCTTGCGAAGCCAAGCTACGTCCGCTCCGGGGTTGCCCCATCATTGCGGTTCATCTTTCTTCTCCAGCTGCAAAGGCC